GGTGAAAGATTTTAGATCACTCTTAGAGCAACAATTCTTCGAGAAGTTCTACAAACACATCGAAGCGTATGAAGATGACAAGATTCCTTACACATTAGATTTAAACAGGAAGTATTATTTGCCAGACTTTCGAGTAAGCATAAATAAATACATAGAAACTAAAGGTCTCTTCACAGATTCAGAAAGAGATAAAATGGCAGCGGTGGTAAGTCAGAACCCAGAAATAACAATAGTAATGGTATTCCAAAACAAGAATACAGTAATACCAGAGCTAAATCTGACATACAGTGAATGGTGTGATCAGCACAACATCACTAATTTCGGTTTCCAAGAAGAGTTGGAAATCAAAATGTGGTTACTTAAAAATAAAGGAGCAGCAAAACAATGGCTACACTAACATCAGCATGGGAAGTTTATCTTAATGATCTCAAACACTCAGTAGAACATGCAGTAGAACAAGATTATCTACACGCAAAAGCAGAACTTGAGGCATTATACAAAACAGAAGCAAATGTGATTGTAGATACCCCGGTAACAGATACACAAGCGAATGTCTAACACTAACAACTTTACCTTCTTCGAACAATGTCACGGACACAACCCAGATGACAGAATCGTAGGTAAGATTGATGGTAAGATTTACTCTTGGGGTCTGATGAAAACACTATACTATGGTTCTGACAATGAATTAGACCAAACTGACCTCAAAGTAAAGAATTTCTTACAAAAAGACGATAAACTATAAATACATAATACACGGAGAAACAAAACACGATGCCAAGTAAATCACCAAAACAAAAGAAATTTATGGCAGCAGCGGCCCATAACCCAGAATTTGCTAAAAAAGCAGGAATACCACAAAAGGTAGCAAAAGAGTTTAATCAAGCAGACAAACGCAAGAAAAAGGAGAAATAAATGGAAAGACACTTAAAACAAATCTCAAACGGCAAAAATCACGACATCTGTCCTAAATGCTATGAATCAATACCTAACATCACAGGATCTTATGAACTTGATGCGGTTATTGCTCAATCAAAGAATAAAGACATGCTTGGACGACTAAGTATGTATGTCAGTTCTGATCTTTATGATTCAAGGAAGATGGATAAATAATGATGATAACGCAAGAAGATTTAGATAGATTAAAATCAGAAGATAAATCTTGGAAAGTTCTTGCTGAAATACCTACGGATAAATTATCGGATCTATTGGTAAGTAAGTCTCTAGTAGAGAAGATCCTTACCGAAAATGAAGATTTTAACTACACCGAAATAGCAGAAATAAGAAAGGTATAAGTTTAATGAAAGATCATCTATTTCAACCTGGAGTTGGCACTTATGCTGAATGGCTACGCACACTTACTCCTGAAGAAAAAGAAGCACATCTTAAAGAAAGAGCAGAACGCAAGAAGAAACGCAATCTCGAAAAAGAGTTGAAGGAAATCTTCATGGCAAATGCTGATCAATGGATTGCTGAATTTAACAATGCTACTGTATCAATCTTAAAGAAAGCACAGGATGGTGATGTTGCGGCTTACAATGCAGTTGGAGATAGAGTATTCGGAAAACCAAAATCACCAGTAGATGTAACATCAAATGGCAATACAATAGATCCAACTTCGACTATGGTAGCAACGGCAGATAGTTTAATTGAGAAGTTAAAATCAAGAGAGAAAAAATAGTATTATAGAAACACCTATCTAATACGGAGAACATTATGAATCAAATTATAACTCTTTATCTTAAACAACATTCGGTTACTAAACTTCGTTATTTTGGATTTACTCGTCGAGACCCATACAAGTATTTGGGGTCAGGAAAATACTGGAAGAATCATCTTAGAATACATGGGAAAGAACATGTTATAACAGTATGGACTAAAAAATTTAATAGTAGAGATGATGCGTATGAGTTTGCTACATTCTTCTCAGAGGTAGAAGACATAGTAAATAGTGTTGATAAATACAGTAAGAAAAGATACGCAAATGAAAAACCCGAGACATTAGAGGGAGGTTCACCAAAAGGTATAAACTTAGGAAATAAATACGGCTCAGCAAATAAAGGTAAAACCATACCAATAGAAAAAAGATGTATAGGCGAGCGTAATCATCGTTATGGTAAGCCAGCTGCTAATAGAGGAAAAGTAATGCCTTTTAAAGGAAAAACCTGGAAAATTATCAATGGTATTAGAGTTTGGAGTGAGAGAAATAATGACGACCTATCTTCATAAAATAAAAGACATACCAACATTATTAGAAGAATGGGATAAAATTGACTGCAAGGGAACTAACCTATCGGCAATCAGAGCACTTTGCTTAGTTGATCGTTATTATTTATTGGTTAAGGTATTTGGAAGACATGATCTTCTTCATCCTTGGCTGTATGCTCGTTGTCGTGAAGTGGAGGATTGCCCAGACCATCATTTAGATCTCTGGGCACGCTGACCGAGAACATTACAAATCGACGATCATCACATACGCAGGAACAATACAAGAGATCTTAAAGAATCCTGAGATTACAATAGGTATCTTCTCTCACACCGGCGGTATTGCTGGTGAATTCCTACAACAAATCAAGAAAGAGTTAGATAACAATAAGATACTTCATACAGTGTTTCCTGACATACTATACAATGAAGATGAATCACCGCCGCCAGGCTCCTGGAACATGGATAAACTTATAGTTAAAAGAAAGACAAATCCAAAAGAAGGAACACTTGAGGCACACGGATTAGTAGATGGTATGCCAACAGGTAAGCACTTTGAGTTATTGATTTATGATGATGTGGTAACAGCAGCATCAGTCTCAACACCAGAACAAATAGCAAAGACAACAGCAGCATGGTCACTGTCTGATAACTTGGGTGCTCGTTCAGAAACAGGAACAACCAGAAAGTGGCACATCGGAACCAGATACTCATTCGCAGACACTTATCAAACAATGATTGAACGTGAAGTAGTAATACCAAGAATCTACCCAGCAACGGAAGATGGAACAATAGAAGGAAAACCGGTTTTACTGACTCAAGAACAATGGGATAAAAAAGTAAAGACACAAAATCCATCAGACATTGCTTGTCAGATGCTACAAGATCCATTACAAGGTTCATACAAGATGTTCGACATTCAAGACCTTGAGACTTATGAGATAAGACCACACTCACTTAACATCTACATAATGTGTGACCCAGCAAGATCAATGGGATTAGGATCAGACAACACAGCCGTCGCGGTTATAGGTGTAGATTCAACAGGCAATAAATACTTCTTAGACGGTATCAATCATAGATGTGACTTACAAGATCGTTGGAAATGGGTTCATCTTATGTATTACAAATGGTTAAGACAACCTGGTGTTCAACAAGTTAAAGTAGGTTATGAGAAGTTTGGTGCCTTGTCTGACCTTGATTACTTTAAGGAACAGATGAAACTGTCAGGCAAGCACTTTCCTATTACTGAATTATCCTGGACCGCAGGTGGTAGAGGTGAATCAAGTAAGACTGCTCGTGTTCAGAGACTTGGTCCTGATCTTAGACAACATAAGTTCTTCATACCATACAAGACAAATGGTAATAAACTTACTAAACTACAACAATCAATGATGGATCAAGGATTAGACTATCGTGTGGCAAAACCCATCAGAAAGAGAGATTCAGACAATAACATCTATGATTTAACCGAAGATTTAGTGAATCAGATCAACTATTTCCCGGTAGGTAAGAAGGACTTGATTGACGCAACATCTCGTATTTATGACATGGAAGTGTCACCACCCATCTACAATGAATACGATCCTGACCTATTAGAACCAGAATACCCGTAAAAATAAGTGATTTGTATAAATAAGACTACAATGGCAAACAAAATAAACCCAAAACTTGGACACAATGTAACTACCAGAACACTAAACTGGGGCCAGATGGTTCGAGAATCGTGGGGAACCGAATGGGATGAACGAGAAGTAATCTACCGCTGGTCAAACGGCGATGAAATGGTTGAAAATAACAACACAAAGTATGGTGTCTATGGTATAAGTATCTATGACGGCATCATAATCAGCCCAATACCAGAAGCATCAGAAATGTATCTATGCTTGCTCACTGAAGATGGCAATAGAATCAGTCTTGATGGTAGCATAGACTAAAACAAAGGATCAATAAATGGCAGATAAACAGATTTCGCAGTTACCACTCGCAACCAGTGTATTAGACACAGACATAGTTATTGTCAATAAATACGAAGGTGGTATTCTTACAACAGAACAGGCCCCGATCAAACTATTATTCAATGCTGCTGGTGGTGATTTAGTAAATGTGAATGCTTCTGGCAACTTGGTTGTCGCAGGAACATCAGATCTAAATGGTGCCGTTACATTAGGAAGTAATCTTTCGGTAGCATCATCGGCAACAATAGGAAGTTATGCTACAGTTGGCGGTAACTTAACCGTTTCTGGCAATACCTCAATCACTGGCAATACCTCAATCACTGGCAATACTACAATAGGTAATACTCTTACTGTTCCTACAATTGATACAACAACAATAACAGTTCAGGAATTTACAGCAACTGGCAATGTCACAATCTCAGGCAACGAGACAATCCTTCAGAATGTCACAATCTCAGGTAATTTAACCGTTCAGGGAAACACAGTAGGAACAGCAGCATACCAACCAACAACAGCATTCGTAAATCAGACAGCAACAACAGGATCAGCAGTATTACCAGTAGGAACAACAGCACAACGAGATGCTTCTCCTCAGGCTGGTTATTTGCGCTGGAACTCTCAGCTAAATAAAGGTGAGATCTACAATGCTACTACCACTGTGTGGTCTGGTTTAGGCGGAGCATCAGGTTCAGGTGGAGATTCGGTATTTTACGAAAATGGTAACACTGTCAATTTCGATTACACAATAACTGCGAATACAAACGCAATGACAGCAGGACCAATTACCGTATTAGCAAATGTTACAATACCTGCCGGATCAACTTGGGTAATAGTATAAAAGGATAAATAATGACAACAATAATTTCAGGAACAGGCATAAACACTCCATCAATAGAAGGAGTCCCATTAGACACAAGTGCTAATTTACCAATAACGGCGGCATACTATTCACCCGTTCTTTGGAATGGTTCAACTGACCGCGTATTAGGTGCAGGTCAGATTACGCAAGATTCTTTCACCTCCGCAACCTCCATGCCTCTGAACATAGTTTGTGGTGATGGGCAGGTTTATGAGATTGACATGGTGGGGAGTTATACCGCTGCTGCTGCTGGCACGGACCCGGTATTGCAACCAAATAATGCTGTGCCAACTACAAACATTTTTACTGGTCGCGGCTTGTATGTGACAAATACCACAGTCACAGGATTAAACGGTGCGCTGAACGTGAACGGGTTTGACCTGTGTGCTGGCTCCGCAAGCATCCTAGTAGGGAAATTCACATTATTCACCTCGACGCTAAATAAAAAAATCATTGTTGATTCAGCGTCCAATACTTCAACCGATTCATACAAAACAAATTGGGCGATAGAGTGGAACGACACCACAACACCTTATACATCAATAGGCACAGTCATCATGCCGATTGCGTGGACGGGGCAGATTGTAGTTAAAAGGATAGCATAATGTCACAAATAAATAGTAATGGAATACAGGTTGGATCATCAGCAACAGCAACAAATAACTTCTCACTAACACCAGATGGTGCCGGTAATGTCACATTGGCAAGAGGAAACTATGGTGTCACATCACAAAACATACTTACGGTAAATAATGTTGGAGATACTGTATTTGCTGGTAATGTGGATGCATCAGCAGGATTTACTTTAGGTCAGACTTGGCAAGATGTATCTGCAAGTAGAACAACAGGGACAACATACTACAATACAACAGGCAAATCGATAGTTCTTTATGTGAATCCAATTACTTCATCAGTAACAATTACTGCTGCCACTATTTTCGTTGATAACGTGCTTAACTTTAAATCTCCCTATGCTGTTGCTAGTAGTTATTTTCAACCAGTTATTACAGTGATTCCAAACGGTAGTGCTTATTATTGGACAACGGATCAACCACCAACTTCAGTTACAGTGTATGAACTTCGCTAAAAGGATAAAATAATGTCAATAGGAATAAACTCAACAACAGGAAATGGTGCTATAACAGTAGATGGAGTAACATCTCTTACATTCAACTCTACAGGTATTACCTCAGGTTTCGCGCCGTATTTCTTACCCGTTCTTTGGAATGGTTCAACTGACCGCGTATTAGGCGCAGGTCAGCACACCTCGGACTCATTCACCTCCGCAACCTCCATGCCTCTGAACATAGCTTGTGGAGATGGGCAGGTTTATGAGTTGACCATGAATGGGACGTTTATACCAGCGGCGGTGGGGGCAAATACGTTATTGCTGATTAATAACGCAACAATGTCTGGTAATTTTGACTACTGTTACCATCAGGTAACTGGGGCGTCTACTGTAGGCGCAGGAAATACCACATCAGCAACAGGATTTATGATAGCTCCCGGTTGTTCACCTTACTTTGCAAAAGCGACAGTATTTACAACTACCAATGTAAAGTCGTTCTTAGCTGAATCGAGAGGACAGGAAACAACCAATGGCGCTCACCAGTTTCGAGTAATGATGGATGCTCCAGACACCACAACAGTCTGGTCATCGCTCGGAACAATAACAATACCGAATGCGTGGACAGGGACAATAACCGTTAAAAGGATAGCATAAGGAAAAATAAAATGACATTATGGTTTAACACAGCAGATAACTCAATACACGATGACATGAATGGAGAAGCATTATCACTCACATCTTGGCCAAAAGGTATGAGTCCGATTACTCAAGCAGAAGCAAACGCAATCTTAAATCCTCCTCTCAATGACACTCAGATAGCAGAAAACATTAGATTACAAGCAAAGACATTATTGACTACAACAGACTCAACCTTCTTAAGAATACAAGAGTCAATAGTATTAGGATTAACTACAAGCACAGATACTGTTGTTGTTGCTTGGATCAATTACCGAAAAGATTTGAGAACACTGATGACAACTGCTACAGCAACATCGGTATTACCAACGAAACCAACATCGTATCCAGCAGGAAC